GTGACATCTTGGTAAGCGAGTGACCAACTGCCCAATAGGTTTCTAGGTCAACTATCGCTATCTTCATTTTTACCTCCTAAAAAGTGTCTTGGCTTATCAGTCTAGGTCCGCAACTGGTTTAACTGACAACTTAGCTTAGTCTCATTCTTCTGAAATTATTAAGGTTACACTCTTACAAGTGGGTCTAACCTCAGAAGTTACCTCTGTAAGTACCAAGAACATATCAGACCACGCTTCCTATGTGCATAGGGTTACTGTATGGTGGTTTTTGCCAGAACTGATATACGCACGTACGTCCAGTTTACTTAGTTTTCTTAGCATGTGCACCGAACCTAAGTATTCGGTCTAAATCTACCTCCTGTAGTTCACACTCGTAAGCAATACCTATGTACGCCATCGTATCGACGTAGTGATCTTTCTTGAGTGGGCTTGTACGCTTACGAGCAAGTTTAGTTGCTACGTGAAGTATGGGAACGTCTGATGGTTTAAGCTGATGACCAGTTATAGCGTTAAATATATCTGCTATATGGGTCATGTTATCAACAGGGTCGCCATACTCTTTATTACGATCTTGTGATGTCAAAGCTGATGCTTCGGATAACAAGTCAAGACGATTAGCTTTCTTCTTCATGATCACAGTCCTACGTATAGCCATGCGCCAATCACAACTGCGACGCCTATAGCTACTGCAACTTGCCAAAGCCTATCTGTCCACACGTTAACAGTGTCACGAATAGGAGCATTTGCTATCGCTCTATCAAAGTCCGTAAGTTCTTTTTCCCATAGTTCTTTGGGAGTACCAATCCGTTTCATTAGTTGGTTAGCGTAGCCGTAAGATACACCAGTAGCCTTTGCTACTTCTGTAGGCGTGGCTAACTTGTTTTTCAGTAAATACTGCCAGACTATTTGTTCTTTCTTACCCATATTAATCTCCTTCGATTAAAGGTTTAAGTTTCTGCACTTCAGGATTTCTACGCATCTTACGCAGAGCGCGAGCTTCCAACTGGCGAACACGTTCTCGTGTTATGCCGTAAAGCAAAGAGATCTGGTGAAGTGTCCAACCTTCTTCGTTTGGCATATCAATACCAAAACGCATTTTAAGTATGGTCAATTCGCGCTCTGTAAGTTTACCTGAATGTTCTCTGATTTTGAGTTTACCATTTTGTAACTCCTCGATTGTTTCATCATCGAATAGTTCAAACTGATCTGTTTGCATGAAGTTATCTTTCATGACTAGCTCGACGCGATCTGATGAGCAACAGCGGCACTCGTCAACGCATCACGATCAATACCCAACTCCTCGACCGTAGTCTTTTCTGGTCGTGGCGCAGTCTTGTTCCGTGGGGGAGACACAGCATGTAGCTTTTCAATATACTCTGTAGGTACGTAATGCTCGATCTCAGGCATCTCTTTGATAGCCGTATTCAAAGATGCATGTTGTTGCATGAACGACTTGAGTTGGCTCTCAACCTTGTTGAACTTGTCCTCAATAGATTTCTTGATAGACTCGTTAGACTTACCACCTTTGAACCAAGCCATCAGCACTGGAGGAAAGTCAGCTTCTTCCAAGGTCATCTTACCTTTGTTGCCACCGTAATAACCGTGCCCGGCAGAAGCATGCGCAGGTGACAGCGTGAAATACCCGTCATTGGGTTGTTCCAAGTGTATAGATACATCAGCACTATCAGGGCAACTCTCAGGTGCAATGATCTTCAAGTCAATATTCTTTGCTTTCAAACCATCAAGCCAATCTTTTGGCATTTGTTGTCTTAGCTGTGGTGCATCTTTCCAAGATACATCTTCAATACAATTACGTATTGCTTGATACTCTGCACTATCGTCAGTCAAAGTCTTACCCGAATAGGGTTCTTGTGCCTTACGAGACATCTCTCTTACTTTTTGTAGTATCTCGCTCACAAGTGTTTCAGTCTTTCTTACATAAGCCATGAGTTTCTCCTTTCTGGCTAGGGTTACGCATCAACATCAAATTCGACGACAGTACCCCAATCGAAATTGGTACAGTCAGTTGTCAGCCAAATTGTGTTGTGCTTGGAAGTGAAGTCGTTCTGATCGCCATATCCGTCAGTGAGGTAGACGACGACTTCGGGGTCTAGATTGTGGTCTTTGATGTAATCGAACACTGGTTCGAACGCTGTACCACCACCGCCGTGTGGCGTCAGCTTGATCGGAAGATCTTCTGGTTCGTATGTGTCGACATGATTGACCCTCGCATCACAGTAGATGACAGTCACAGACTCAGGCCTGGCAAATACATACCATTCGCAATAAATCTACGATTGGGTCGCTTGAACGAATAACCATCTTTGATAAAAGAAAGCATATATCGTAGAAGAATATCGTCCCAAGGCGTTGTTACTTTGATCAACTCGTCGATCATTCGCTCGAGAGAAGCGGGCAACTTACCTTTCTGCTTGGCAATCTTAGACGCTTGTATCGCTTCGATCTTGGCTTTGGCTTCAATCTCTTTGATCTTGCTCTCGTCGAGTGGGTTGCCGTTCTCATCAGTAGGATCGCCGACGTCCATACCGATGCCACCTTCACCACCGTTACCGTCGTTGCCTTCAGGCGGAGGATCTGCATACAGTTCTTCAGCAGATTTGTCTCTAGCACCATCAAGATAACACCCACCCTCAATAGGATCACCAACTTTTGCATCTATGAGTATGTCGTTGATGACCCAGTCAGCGGCTATGTTCCACATCTTGGGATCACGTGCGCCACGTCTTGTCGAGTGGCACAGCATGTAGTGCATGGCTTCATGAGCCAAAAGAAAAATACTATTCTTGACCGTGAGTGGTACAAGAAAGTGTGGGTTCAAACGCATCTGACCAACAGCGTCCATAGATGCCGTCGGTGTGTTGTAGTCGTAGATAAGATCGCGTTTACTTACAGCCATACCAAAGAATGGGTGATCGAGTACCAAACGAGCTTTGGCTTTGACGACCTTGTCTTTGATCGCACTCAACTCTTGAGCGCTTAGTGGTTGTGGTGCTTGGTCAAGCATTAGTTCCTCCTTGGAGTTAACACGTTAACACGTGATCAGGAAAAGGCATATTCCTTTTCCCATTGTTTGAGTATGCCCTCAGCCTCTATCCGAGCCGACTTACCTCTGCGTTTTTCTATTGCATCTAACGCTTGGTCGTTTGTCATTTCTTCAAGAAGCTGATGTAGGACACCTTCGATTTCAAGAATGTAGTTTTTGTAATCAGTCATCATACAATACCTTGCATTCTTTTCATCAATGCTTCGATGTCGTCTT